CAACAGGCAAATACCTTATGGATAGATGGGTGCGTGCCGCTGCTAATTTTAATCACCAGCCACTTGTCGGGTATATATTCACTCATATCAAATCTCTACAACTTTCAGTTCAAAAGTATTGGCAATTTCTTCGTACTTTATGTAACCACGTGGGTTGCAAACAATACGAGTATCACCAATCTTGTAGTCGTAACGTTCATGAGTATGACCATGAATCCACAACTTGATACCTGGACGATCCAAAATGAATTCGTCTAAGTCTGAGTGGTATCCACCATTCATCAGCTGGTCCTCTTTGTATCGAGGATGGCAACTTTGATGACTAGGTGTATGATGACCAATCACAACAATGCTAGTCCATGCAGGAGTGTCCTCGTATACTTGTTTAATGTAACCAAGAGACTTTTCATGTTCTTCCACTGCATCTTCTGCACTAAACAATGCAGTGCGAGTTCGGAATGTAGGAATCTGACGACCATCTTCCGTAACTTCAAATGTCTTGTAAGAAACCTCGCGAGAGCTATTGTCAACACAGCGGAAATCGTTCATGCAAGACTTCATATGAAACAACGTAAGTGGATCACGCTTGTTCATATCAGTCCACAGAGTACTGCCGATAAAACGAATACCATTGAACTCAAACACATCTCGATCCATAATTTGCAGATTCTTGATATAACCTAGCTTTTCACGGAGACGTGGAATAGTCTTTGGAAAGTCTCCATGGTAGTGTTCATGGTTACCAGCTATGTATAGAACGTGCTTGAACTCGGCAGCAGCTGTTTGAAAGAAACGATGCCATTGCTGAGAACGACTATTCTCACCAACTAGGTTAAGTGAGTCAAAATCGTTTAGATCCTTGGCAACACAGATGTCACCTGCAAGAATTAGGATATCCACATTCCCTGGATTCTTAAGCTCAATACTTCCAAACTCCAAGTGAACGTCTGAACAAATAGCTACACGTGCTGCATGACCCTTGGTTAGCTTTACACTAACTTCGTCACCAACACCAAATTTACTTTGCAATCCCATTATTTACTCCACATTTTACGTACGGATTATCACAATTCCGCACAGGTACTTTAACTTTTACAGGCACATAGCTATTATACGAGTCTTTTACTGAAAAGTCAAATTTATTTGTAGTACAACCAGTTAGCATAATTGCAAACGACAATAAGACAACTTTCATTTTAGAACTTTCGTAGTATTTCTTTAGCTTCACGATACCCACTTTGATCGACCTTTTGCTCCAGGGCACGCATCTCAAAATCTACATCATCCCCACTTCGAGCGAAGCGAGACATCTGTACCGTACCCCATGCACTGGGAGTAGTAAGTGTCCACTGGGTTGGAGTATAATCCTTGGCAGAGATCGTGATAGACTGATACTTATATTTACTCAAATCAACGCTATACTTTTTCATAGTACTCCAATAATAAAAATAAACAAGGCTATGTACGGTGCACCACAAATGAATGCAAACATTGCTAGGATTGTGGCAAAGAATGCCTTATCACTGCCCATCTTTAGCTCCACAGTTGCAGGATCTTCCCTGATTACATTCTTGATTACATCCACTCTTGGGTAATCTCCGAACGATTGTTATCGCCATGGCTACCACGATTAGTATAATTAGTAATGTAATCATTCTTCAACTCCGAAATGTTTTTGTATGTCTGCAATACACCTACGGACTTCCATGTCCTCACGGTTCAAATCACCCATGAATCGCTTTTGTAGGACGGAGATAGTTTCTTTGAGAATTAACTCGGCGAACTCTTTATCATAATCGTATCGGCGACCAAAAGAGGAATCCTCATTCCTCTCCATGTGGTTCATGTATGCAATATTTGAAAGTTCTTTCATTCGTTCATTCATTATTCAACTCCGAAATGTTTCCTAATCTTTTTAGAACACTCGCTGACAACATACCCGTTTGATTCTAATTCGGATACTGCCCAACATTGAGCGATACATTCTCGCATAATCAACTCGGCGAACTTTTCTAGTGTCTGCTCTGAAACACTAACTGGACTTCCTTGTTCAGGATAACGAACTTTGATTTCGTCACTATCTTCCCAGAGTTGTTTAATTCGTTCGTTCATTCTTCAATCCCAAAATGTTCTTTCAATATGAGGTCTGGCCAAGTTTCATCACCTTCATGGTCGCTTGCCCTGTATATTTTTCCATCCAATTCATCGATACATTCCCGAACAATAATCTCAGTATACCTAGCCAGTGCTGCTTCCCACATATCACGATCTAAGCCTAGCCCATAGACATCGAGTCCAGAGGATCTAGCTGCACTACGCAGGATATCCTTGTGTGTAACACGCTTAACCTCTATAGGCTCCAGTGTTACCTTGGGAATACACCCATGATTTAAACAGTGAGCCACAGTCTCGCATTCGTTGCAAATGTTATATGTCATGATAAACCTTTTCTAGAGAGGGTATCGGGTCGCAACCCTCTACCTGTTAAAATTTTTCGGCGGCGATTTTTGGGACAAAGTGAACCCAAAGTGTGTAACCCTATTAAAAGGACTCTATCCATGCAATGTGTATGGCTCTTGCTTCTTTTAGTGTTAGCTCTGGGAATGCAGCATGCAGGAATGGAGCAGCGCCCCACATATTAGTTACCCCTGAATCACGGAGCTCAACTAGGAAATCGAAATACTCTTGCATGGTGTTGGATGATGTAGTCATAGGAGAGAATAAATGTGTGTGGGGGTTTAAGTCGTTATTAGGCTAAGGGAGGAGTCCCGTTGAATTAAAACGGCAGTGCTAAGTCTAATTAAAACACTATATTTTCATAATATTAGTCAACACTTTTGTTGCATCTTGCAAGCACAGTGGCTCATCTTCTGCAACACTCAGCATCATCAGTTGTTCCAGTGTTGCAATCTCACTTGCATCCTGTGTACTCTTCCACTCATCATACTGCTCAGTAGACTCCATGGACCACATAGTGTCCAGGAGTGTAACTTGTCGCTTTGTAAGTCCAGTAATAGTAGGCATGTGTTCCTTAAGCAGTCAACATGTAAGTAGCCAAGTCTTTCCAGTCCTTGTTAGAGGCACGGATCTTGCTAACAGCAATCAAGGTGCGCAAGGAGATTTCTTTGCAATCACTCTTGAGTTCACGAATCAAGGACAAGGCATCTGTCTTAACAGCAGCATCGTACTCAGGCAGGAACTCATCGCTCTTTGCAATGTACTCCATACGATCGATCTTTTGGTCCAAGGTCATGGACAAGTCGATCATCATGGAACGACTACGGATAGCTTGGTCGATCTTGTCCTGATCCATGTTGGAGATAAAGATAACACGACCTTCGAAGGAGAAGGAACGTGGCAGATCTTCGTCTTTCATGTCTGCATTCCAGGAGATGATACGCTTACCATAGGAGTCAAGAGCACCTTTGAGCAGGTTCAGTGCAACAGCATCCTTCAACACAGCATCGCAGTCGTCAAACACGATGATAGACTTTTGGTTCTCAAACAGGGTACGATACAAACCCTTGGCAGTAGAGTAACCTTTGACCATAGTAAAGCACTTGCTAGCATTGATCTTTTCGCCAACAGCAAAATCACCCAAGTCAGAGATGTCCTTAAAACCATTGGCTTCCAAGGTCTTAATCACAGTGAATGTCTTGCCGAGACCACCTTCGCCAGTGATCACAGCAGAAGGCTGAACAGAGGATGCCACCATGGACACCAGCTTTTCTACGAAACCAAAGCGAGCATTGATGCCAAACTTTGCTTCACGATCAGCAGACTTTTTAGCAGATGCTTTGTCAGCAGCAATAAAGTTGATTTTGGAACCAGCCATCTCTTCGAGACGACGTTCCACGTATGCACGACCCACAGAGCGGACCACGACTTTACCATTCAGGGAGCCAACAAATTTGCCAGAGGCGGAATCAAAGGAGACAGAGACGTTCATTTCAAGTTCTTTCATAATCACAATAGAGTTATTATACAGTATCGACGAATTAAAGTAAACACCCTACAGTCTTAGGGGTTATTCCTGTTTCCACAGTCTCTCTAGAGATCAGGACACCACGATAAGCAGTCGCATATGTCTCTGCCAGTGCCTTAATTCCGAATACTAAGGTTTTACCACTAGGAAACAACACTGTATACATTAATCTATCCTCATCATCCAGTAACACAGTTATTCTACATCAAAGTCAAATAAAAATCAACTATTTTTGTTCATTGCAAGCACACCAGACAGCATTATTGCAAGTCCACACACTGCGATTAGGGTCAATTGCACCAAGGATGCAGCAGGATCGACTTCCATAGTGCCTACAGCACCGTAAACCATCATGAAACCAACACCAGCACGTATCGAACCACTCATTTTTCACTCCTAATATACAATAATTATACCGCAAAGCCGAATTAAAGTAAAGACCCTACAGTTATGAGGGTTTTACATGCCATCCAGTGTCCATAGGTCGCCATCCTGCACAAATTGACCACGTTTCAGTGGTGGTTCCTTGCCTGGTAGTGCCATATCTGGTTCATCACCATGATTTAAATTATATTTGACTTGCTCGGCACTATCATTACCACTATTCATGTACTTTGATTGCTTTAATGACAGTATTTGCTTGTGTTCGTCACTGTGTATGCGGCTATTACCACATGAGCGTGAGCAGTATGGACCTCTTTTATAGTGAATTTCACCACAGGTCGGACATTCTTTTTCTTTATATGCCATTTTATTTGAGGGTAATCATAGATAAGCACTATTTAGCACGGTGCGATAACCACGAAAATAACACGACTAAATAGCACCATTCATTCTCTCTACACACACCCTACATGTTTGGTCATAGTATGTTTCCCTAATTGCATCATTATCTGATAAGCAATATGGACATGCAATATCCTTAGTGTTAACCTTTGCTGGTCTATGGTTTCTTTTATTATTTGCACTTATTATACGTTGTGTACGTATTCTCTCTATTAGTTCATATAGGTTCATATCTACCTACCCACTGCGTTCATTCTAATTCGTAGTGCATTTAAGCCAGATTGAATAGTCAACAGTTCTGCCAATGCTTTAGTATAGTGTCCATTAGGATGTTTATCATGAGACATCTTTCTCTCTACTACCACGGCAGACTTTACTGCATCAATGGCACTATCAACTGATTCGATTCGTGCTTCAAGTTTCTCTAGATCTGTCATATTCTATATCCATTCTCTATTGTAATAGATTGATCCTTCTTGTCCTGGATCATTACTATTGGTACATTTGTTAGTATGATTGGTTGCTTTGGGACATCTTTTATTACCACATTCAGGACATAATCTCATGTAGACGGATTCTGGATCTGTATAGTCTATTGGTCTGCATGTATGACAGTTGCATTTTGGAAAGTCTACTGGATTACTAGTATTCGTTATGTGATAGTTACGGTTTCTTGCAAACTCTGCTTGTTTCTCTAGTGTAGATTCACTATAACCTTTATCCTCATCCATCCAGCTACCGACTTCTATTAGTCTCTCTAGCAGCGTTGGTTCTGGTATTCCATCTATCTCATTTACCATACGCTGCAGTAAGTCTATTTGACCTTGCTTCCATCGTTTATCTTCCTGGGAATGTGATGATTCTTTTATGTCCTTATGGTAGTGTATCTCAAACTCCAGGTATAGTGCAGTGGTATTCATATTTCACCTTATAGCTTTGGCTCTACTAGTAATCATGGCATCCAATTCACCCTTGTCCATTACATTACTATACGTATCTACATAACCCGAGGCATGGTCAGTTACACGATTATCGGCTTCATGATATGTGCGAATGCGCTCATTACCTGCAAGATATCGTTCTGTATCCTTATGATAGTGAGCCATTACCCTTGATATGCATGTGCTATATGCAGCTGCTCGATTATCTTCTCGGGATCTAGAATTAGTTCCATTTGCCTGAATACCAGTTGGCTCATGAATGCACCTGCAGCAATTCTGGTGTTTGTTACGATGTTGCCCACCCTTACCAGTTCCAGAGAACCATTCGTATCTAAATTGATCTGGAGTTATTTTCATTATTCCACCATAAACTCGCATCCACATGCAGATGATAACATAGCATCCAATGACGAATTAGCATCGATTGGAGGTACTTTATATTCTCTAAACTCCGTACCTTTACGGCAAAGAGTGCAGATATAATTGTATAACTCAGCTTTGCATTCGTCTTCAGTGGAGAATTCTTTCTCCCATCCAGGCATGGATAACTTAATTAGTTGCATTCTTGTTCCTGTTTATTAATCCCAGTTCTTTTTTATCGCCGTAATCTTCATTCCAATCATAACCAGCAAAGTATTCTTCAATCTCTTGCTCGGTCATATTATTAGATTCAATGCGAGGTGCATGGCCAGTGCCATTTGGATATTTGTGTGGATCACGACCACGATCATAATAGGAATCTGCAGAGCCACGATCAAAGGGAGAACCATGACGCACATAGTAATTACGACCATTGTATTCTACTGTATACATATTATTCTCCAATAATAACCAATTCAGGAGACCAAACATGAATATCTGATGCAGTAACTGCGTTTTGATATTCTTGGTTCATTGCCATATCAACCAATGCTTCTTGGTTTGGCAAGGCTTGTAAGATGCGGATCAATTCCGCTACAGTCAATTGGGTTTCCATTTTATATTACCTTAGTTGAAGTAAGATTCTGCAGCAATTTCGGCAGCACGTTCTTGCGCATCGATGTCGCTAGCAATCTGATCGATGATGATTCGGCAAGCCTCGCGAGGATAACCTGATTTCACCATAAACTCTGTAATCACGTCGTAGTTGACGCAATCGACAACCATCTCAACAACCTCAGCATGCAACTCACTCATAGCAGACATTTCAGTTCCTTTTCGTTTCATCATAGTAATGATTATACCATAGATCCGAATTAAAGTAAAGCCCCTCAGATCTGTAGGGGATTAGTCACTCCCAGGTGTAGCCACTGTAAGTGCTATCAAAGTGTGACCTAAACTCATGGCTGTCTCTAGGAGCAGAGGCAGCTGCAACACGACGGATTTCGGCAGCGTGTTTTGCCATAGCTCTCATTTGCTCGGCATGACGGATCATTGCAAAAACACCTTCCAATCCACTACGTTCATATGTCAAGTGGTACTCAACAGCTTCTTCAATGTTGCGAGGATAGATTTCTTTGGTAAACCCTTGGAAGGTACCAATTTTAGAGAGGAAGTCCCATGCAGATTCTTTGCTAGCAAATGTCATCTCACCAGACTTGGTAATTACGGTGTATCTTTCAGTCATTTCAATCTCTCTTTCATTTCAGTATAACTTATTATACCGCTGGGACGAATTAAAGTAAAGACCCTCAGATCTGTAGGGTTACCAGCTGGACTCGTCCACTATCGTCTTAGTGACGTCTACCACAGTACCATTTAAAGCAATTCCAGAGATTTTGGCAGTTATAATAGATCCAATACCAGAACTATTATCAGAGATAACTTCCACTACATCACAGCCATTGGGAAATGCTTTTAGAAACTGCAGTAATGTTTCTAAATCATCTTTATGTAAGTAAACTTTATTCAGCATGCCATATCTCCATAAATCCTTCTTCTAATGAAGGTGGTTCGTTAATCAATTGTAGACACATATTATCTACTACTTCTTGTGGGATTATCTTTCCTGGACGAGAAGTTAATCTACGTTGTAATTCTGCATTTTCGGGAGTTTTAAATACAACGGCAATTGCATAATAATCTGGCAGCATTCGTAGTTTCTTTGCACGTGCTTTAATAGTAGTGCTAGTCTGATCCCAGATAATATCCTTACCCAGTGACTTTGCCCATAATACTCGCTCAACCATTAACTCTAATGCTCGTGGCATATAATCATCGAATACCTCGGAGTATGTAAGACTACATTCCTTTGCATAATCCTCAACAAACTCATCTGTTGATACATATACGCATTCGTCTTTCCACTTTTGATTATTAACCCATGTGCTCTTTCCAGATGCAGGAACTCCAACTAATACGTATAAGTTACTCATATTTTATTTCCAAACTCGTCTGTTTCCATTGCCCAATGAATAGTAATCCAATCTACAATACAGAGTGCATCACTAATTATACTATGCATATTTGCTTCGCACATCTTATGAAACCAATACGAATAATAGGATTTAAGAATCTGCTCTTCAGTCCATGTTTCTTGAACATACTGACCAAACTCTCCAGGGAATACAATAGTCCAGTATCTCATCGCTTTACCGTTCTTAATAGTCGTACTTGAGAATCTGGAGTCATAAATGCACGGATAATAACTCGCCATTCTCCATTTAGTGAATCCTGTGCTTGATTAATCTCTACCAGTTTCTCTTTGTATAATGCCTCAGCCAATTTCTGAATAAGGGTTTCTCGCACGTCTTGTTTAAATGCTTGGTCATTCAATGCTTTAAAACGATATTCTTCTGGTAACACTGCACGACCAATAACCATTATGCCTTGGATAACATGGTCCTCATATTCAAAAGCTACATCAAAATCACATTCATTCATATAGTTTCCTTATAATCTGTACCATTCAAGTCAGAGTAATATGCCCAAGAACGATTACAAGTATGGCAGTTAATACTACCAGAAGTCATATTACGATCTGGATTAAGATTATTACCATACTTGTCATAGATTGGAGCATAATAGACTGCAGTAGTCATACTAAGTCCAGGAGCAAACCTGCATTCTTTAGTACATGATGGATTCGGATTCATTTATTACTCCATTACTATGTCGATCCCGTTGACTTTCGAGATCTTGTTGGTGTCTTTGTTCCTGAATTGTTAGTTCCTTGAACGTCTTTCTTGGGTTTGCGCACATTACGCACTGGGGATTTCCGCACGACACTGGGCTTTTCTTTGCTAGTCGGTGCGGTTGTTTTTCTTGGAGTCCGTGTGCTTTTGCTATCTTCAGCTTTCGTTTTACCACGACCTCTTTTTGGTGCAGTCTCTTGCTGTGCTGTTCCTTTGCTTGCTGGTCCATACTTTTCTCCAAGTGGGTCATTGGGATCACCTAGCATTAAATGAATGTATGCTTGTTCGGTGATTTCGTCATATTCGTATTTAGCACCAAGTCTGTCCTCGAATGCTAACCACGACTTTAAATTGTATCCACGAGCAGGAATCAAGCATTCAAAACCTGATTGCATGGTCGTGTGTATACAAAAGTACGCATCGCGACGTACAGTGTCGTTTGGCATTATACTAACTTACCAACAGCTTCAATGATTCCAAAGTCAGCTTCTTTGATAGTGGCAATACGATTCAACTGCAACGTTGACTTGCGTGTATAAGGCTCAGTCTTGTAAGTAAGAGTTGGACGAACATCAGCCCATGTTGCAGAGTTGTAGTCTTTTGACCAACTAAACTCAGTGCCATCTGGTTTGACTTGAAATGTACGTGTGCTCTCTACTTCGATACGAGCACGTTGTTGACCACTACTCTGGATGTAGCCAACGTACTTGCCCTTGTTGACAGAGACACGATGACTATAACCAGTGGTAACAACCATGACAGTGTCACCTACGTTTACTTCATTGCCCAATGCACCTTTGATTGGTGCTGCGATTACTGTTGCTACTTTACCCATGATATCTCCTTAATAAAAATTTACTCTACATTAGTCCAACGATTAATATCGACACCAGTATAATCATCTTTGTCCCATCGACGATTGATATAGTATTCTTGCACTGCCATAACGGCTTCTGTTAGATAACGAACTCGTTCATCGGCAAAGAATCCACCATCACCTTTTGGATTCGCAGTATATATTACCTCTCCACCATGGTCTGGCACATTCACTCGGAACCCACCATGGCGCAGACGGAAATATGCTACTTGCTGACCAAGATCATCAAACACATCGTACTGCTCAGGACAAGCACCGCAAGTTTGTTGTAATCGGTAGCCATGAATCATGACACCCAACTGCCACATCTTTGGTTTCTCTACTGTATCAGTCATCACTTTTCTCCTAAGAGGTACTTGTTAGAGATGGCTTTGAATGACATGCCACCATTTACTTCCTTGAACACAATTCCTTCTCGTTCTTGCCTGTCATTTAACTTTGATGCACCTTCTGCCCATTGAAGAATTTGATCGACAGAACCAACACCAAGATCTTTATCAATCAGCAAAACTGGAACATGTTTCAGACCCAGTTGGTCAACATACCTGCGTCGTGCTGATGGTGTTACATACTCACCCATTTTGATATTGTAAATATCAAACACACGGAACTCTGGTTGAGACAACTTGTAGATGTTACCTTGGATTCCTGGACCAATCAACTCACCTTGAATTGCAATATTATCCATATCCAATGTGCGTAGTTTTTCTTCAATACCATCATGACGAGCAGTAGCCCAGAAAGAGTTACCTTCTGTTTCCTTCAGGTCAAGATTACGAGAGCAAACACCAAACACACCATCAATTAGGTATACAGTCATTGAAGAGCCTTCCAGCTTCTCAGTGAGTTCAAACTGAGTGCCAGCTTGTGCAGCAGCAAGGATTTCTCCAACAAGATTCTGCACACGTTCTTGGTCAGTCTTGGGAATCTGTGATGGAAAGTTACCCTTTGCCATACCAGCCAACTGAGCATTCATTGGCATTTCCCACTTGACGATATTCAGCAGTTCGGAAACATCGTCACCATCAGCGAATGAATTGGTTTGTGGGATAGCAGAGTCTAGATTCAATAGCAAACCTTGTGACAGTTGACCACGCAACTTAACAGTACGCAGACGTTCACCTTTGATGCCTTCAAACTCTCTAGGCTCTTTACCTTTAGACAAGAATGGTGCCAACTCTGTAGGAATCCATGAGTCAATCTCGCAGTAGACTGCACGATCACCAACGTTGAACTCACCCTTCTTAACAACAACTTTCCATCCACCGATGGTTGCGCACTCGATGGCATCTGCACCCTCGATAGGATTCAGTGCATCAATCACACGAATAGTAGCTAATTTACGCATTTTAATTCCTTAATCACCACGAGACAAGTTACGTACTTCATCGTACGTCATGCCACCTACATCAATAAAGCCATAGTCAGACTCAGGTTCAGCATAGTCTTGTTGCCAAGTAACCACGTAACCTTCTTTCTCTAGCTCAGCAACTTTCTCATCCATCATTGCCATGCATTCATCTTCAGTTATGGAAGGATACGCAGCACGCAGACCAGAGTTTGACATAATGCAAAAGTTCTCGCCTTTGCGAGCAGTCATTTGTGTCCAGAATTGAAATTTAGCCATTTGGTTTCTCCTAATCAATACAATGATTATACATCAGATCGGAATTAAAGTAAACACCCTACTGCTAGTAGGGTTATTCGTAAGTCCAGCCGAGAACTTGCATCATCTTGTGCTTGACTCTCATGTTGGGTATGCGGAGACGTTCAGTGGCAGTAAAGCCCATCATGGTAGCAATCTCAACCACAGCACCAGAGCGGCAGATACCAGCATGGCAGTGAACAACTACGTTCATGGAATTATCGAGAGCATGTTGCAACAAACGAACCAACTCGGCAGCTTGCTCATCACTAATTTTAACGCAGTCCTCGAAACCATCGTCATCTTCAGCATCGAGAAATTCGAACTCGTGTACTTCTTTGAACATGTCAGCATGAGCAATCTTACCAAACTCAGTGGCAGGATCCTGGATGCGAATCAACATCGAATTCTTTCCAGCGTCCATGTGAAAACCAAGTTTCACATCTTGCTTGCTAACATTTTCAATCCACCTAATCATATCACCACCAGCTATTGTAATAAACGTCACGACCCTCAGCAAATGCTACACGAGCATCTGCAATAAATTTTTGGGTTGCTTCAATATCTTCAGGCTCTATCGTTTGAGCACCAAAGAAGAAACCACCACGTGGTTGCAAGTGTCCTTCGTTGACCGTATTCTCTAAGTCATCGATGTCATCTGGCGATAACAGGACAGGAACGCAATTGAACTCACCATCAAAGCCATTGGCACGTGCAAGGTCTTCCATCCAACCATGCAGCGCATTGAACTTACGCCAGTATGCAAGATCATGGCGATCTGCATCTTCAGAAATAACAAACTGTTCGTTGCCATCATTTTTAGCAACAGAAAAAGCAAACATGTCTAAACCCATAATATATCTCCTTAAACTACACTCAATTGAACATCAAACTGATGGCGCTTCATTTTACCATCATACAAAGCCACTGTCGTGCCGATGCCAAGATTCTTTCCCATCATATGCAGTGCATGATACAGTGCAGTATTCTGCAATGAGAAGTCACCACTTACTTGCTTTTTGATAGCAGCCCGAGTGGTGTAGTAAGAAACACCATTCACAATCACACGAATCTTCATAACGAAATCTCCTAATCAATACAGTTATTATACACCAGATCGGAATAAAAGTAAACACTAAATGACAATGACCCTACACACGGTAGGGTCTTAGTACATGATAGCAAAAGCAATTATTAAGTAAACGATTTGATGTGCCATCTGATCCAGCCCGAGATGGTTCCAGAACTTGGGATCTTGTATGTCTCTGCATCCATAATTCATTTTTACATAATCAATATGATAGTGAGTAACAAAATCAAACAATGCCAATGCCATAGCAGTAATTGGATCTACAAAGAAAAGTAGAATAAAAAACGTGGCAATTGCATGTTCCGCAGAATGAAGAATACCCATCTTGTTTCCATAGATGGCTTTACCTGCCACCATATCATTTGTCTGCATGACAAAATCAACGTACCAATGTTTAATCTGAAGTAAAAATAGAACTATCATCGCTATCCCCAATTGTATCATCTACAGTAGAATCATCGGTCTCTTTCCATTTACCTATGGGACAAGAAACAAAAGCAACCTTGCATTTAAGATGTATTGCACATCCGCATTCTGTACATAAAAAATGCGAGTAGAGTTCACATCCTTTACAGATGGAAATTCTACTCGCATATTCTTGTTTTGTAACGAAATACATAAAATTAAAAAGTGGAGCGGGTAGGGAGAATCGAACTCCACTCAGCGCAGCTTGGAAGGCTGGCGTCTCACCTTGAGCTTACCCGCATAAAGGTATTTATACCATAATTCAGTATATTCCCAAACGATTGTCAATTTTCGTCTGTAGGTATTAGTATGTTACGTCGAGCATTACCTTGCAAGTCTAGTCTCGATCTGGCATACCTATCGTGGAACCTAAAACCCCAATAAAGACAGAAATATACTGAATTATGGTGACTGGTGATAACGCACACCAGTCAATGCGAACCTATTAAGCTAAGTCGTACTTTGGCACCATAAGTGCTTTCAACATGATTGCTTCTGGAGTGAACTTTTCAGTATCACCACCAAGCAATGCAACCATGATAGCTGGAGAGAATCCAGATACCAGTGCTACGCCACGAGTGTCGTACTTAACTGGCACATTGTCTGCTGCGTTCAAATTCCAGAACACGATCTTTGGGATCTCGTATCCTGCTTCTTCGAACTTACGTGCAATCATTTGCATTGCGGAGTCGTCAAACTTTGCGCATTGGTCAAATTGCATATCAGACATGATCAACAACATTTCTGGCATTTCTTCTTGAGGAACACCACCCTTTACGGCAGTATCAAGAATCTTCTTCATGGCTTTCACCAAGTCAGTGTTCATTCCCCAGTTAGAGTCAGACATCTGCTTGATCTTGTCAACGATGTTACCCTTCAAGTACAACAGTTCTGGTGCACCAGAGAAAGTCAGGAACGTATCCTTGAACTTACCCTTGTTCTTGTCAGCCATATACAATCCCAAAGAGACTGCAACGTCCAAACATGTAGTTTGGGACTTAGAGGTGCGACCACCTGCTGCGCATGTCATAGAGCCAGAAACGTCAACCAATGGCAATACGTTAGCATCACCAATGAAGTTTTCCAAGGCATCCCATTGGGCTTGCAACGCACCCAACTCGGTAGAGTTGTAGCTCTTAGTGTAACCACCGATAGCACCCTTAAGCACATCGTATGGGAATACAGCACCAGCATTGATCTTCACGTTCATAGTGCGATCCTTTGGATCCTTGATCAACTCAGCTACGTACTTTGCATACTCTGGAGTGTTACGGAAGAATGCCTTCTTGTAACGAGCAGCAGCCACAGATGGAACATGGGAGAAGTTGATTTCATCCCACTTTTGTGCACACATTTCTTGTTCAACAACCTTAGTCATTTCAACCAAGGACTTACGGTAGAACTTTGGAGACATGCCGAAAAACTTACGGATTTCAACAGCTACATCACCCTTACGTGGAGTCCACTTTGCAGCCAGACCATTCTTTTCACGCAATGCGTCACCAAGCATGCTATATGCTTGAGTCTTCAAAGCCTCAGTCTTGAAAACGAACACGTCGTCCCAACGACCCAACTCTGGAACTTTTGGCAACAGCTTTGCTGCCAACTCTGGACGATAAGTTTCCAAGTGCACCATGATTTGACGGAACAACTCACGTTCACCTGCACCACCACGTGCGTCACGCAGCCATAGAGCCAGACGCATTGCTACGTCTTCGTTCTCTACTAGAGCGGCAGTAAATTCTTTGGTGATGTTCTTACCACGTGATGCGCCAGCTTTGAAGAACAAGTCAACGCAAGCTGATGCAGTGGATTTACGAGCAACCATGCCATTCGCAGTGCGGGCAGATTGATTTTGGACAGCGGATACAAATGTGTTCATATATTTCTTTCAAGTAACAGGAGAGGATTCTCCTAAAAATAACAGGCTAGTTTCCTACTTTTTGTTTAGGGTGAGAACTCGAAACTCACCATCTTATGATGCGGGTATTAATCCGCTAAGATTTTGCTGAACCTAACCTAACGAACTTTTATTATACCTTAAGTAAGAATAAAAGTCAACAACTTATGCTTCACACAGATAGTGCAACCGTGTTCTAGCTTTTCTAAATTCTTTATTCTCATGCAACCATTTTGGGTCTACCTTATCTATGTAAGATTTCCAATGATGTCTCCATACATCCTTCATTGCAAGCATTTCTGGTCTACATTCTAACCAGTAATCCTTTTGCTTTCCATCGAATTCTGGAACAGGCATGGGCTTAAAGGCTTGGAACTTTGCAAAGTTCCAGTCTGGATAAATCACACTTCTAATGAAATCTGAAGATTCTTCAAACAGTTTCATATGAGCCAACAATTCAGTTTGTCTTTTCGCAGAATCTCTATAGGTACTAAGTATAAGATTTTTATTAAGATTCTTATTTACCTTATACAATTGATATACTTTATATGCCTGCTCAACAACTATTTGCGGCATGTCAGGTGACCAATAAAAATACTCTGTACCTTCTGGATTCTCTGGTCTAGGTGGACATGTTGCTGTAGCCTGATCTACAAAATAGAAAAAGCATTTAGTGCCAGCAACCAATATCGTTGGTTTATCAACTCCGTAGATAGAACCAACACGCATTCCTTTATCAACCAATAACGTTTCGGTTTCGCTGCCGTAATGTCCTCTCAACAGATTTGTCATGAAGTTATCATTAACAGTTCTTTGGAACAAGTCGTCAGTAAAGTAACCTTCATTGAGATTATCTAACCAATCACCAACCTCAATCTTAATCTCTGGATGGGCTTGAGCTAACCACTCAAGATCTTTCTTCAATGTAAAATCCCATTCGCTGGCAAAGTTAAAAGCAGATCTATCATTAGCATTGGGAGTATAAAATCCCTTATCCATAGCAGCCTTTGGCCATTTGACAAAGACATGATCTAGTTTAATATTATTTTCTAAAAAGGTATGCAGTACAGTCCAGCTGTCACTACCACCACTATAATTTAATATTAAATAGTCATATTTGTCTCTAAGCTGCAAGGCACGTTGTTTATATAACTCTTTTAAGTCTGCTTTTCCAGTAGGCTTAACCTTGCTGAAAATATCATCATGAAAATTCCATGTCATTGGAATGTTTAATTCTGTGGCTCTAATTGCTGCCATAGTTTTGCTGGTAAATCTCTCGTCACCAACTACATAATATCCGCCGTAGTAATTTTGCATATCACTTCTTTTGTAATCTACCAACACTGGCTTTAATTGTCTTTTCTAAACTTAGAATTCCAAAAGCAGAAGCAACAGTATTTTCTAGCAGAAAATCGTTTTGTACCTGTGGATCATTTAAATATTCCTGCATAAAACCACTCCACCATTTGACAGCTTCTACGTTAGTACCATTAGAAACAACTAACGCAAACCCATCAAAGTGTTGCCATGTAGGATATTTTTGTTCGATGTTAAACGCATTAATACCCTTTGGCTTTTCCTTTGCAGCAATTGCAAGTGAGTTAACTTTACCAGAAGCAATATGGTTTTTAGCAACACTGTAAGGAACAACACCTACATCAATATGACCTGCTACAAGATCATTAATAACTGGTGCACCACCTTTGTATGGCACCAATAGTGCTTCGTGTTTTGTTTTAGTGAATTCTACAAATTGTTCTAAAACTAATTTTTGTGCAGGTGCCCCATGCCCTAAAGATATCTTATCGCCATTTTTAATTGCTCGTTCTAAATCATCAACAGTAGTTAAATTACTTTTAACACTAGAAAGTATACTGGTGATGTTATCGCGAATAGCTGTTATCGGTAAAACATCTGTACCTCGAACTCTATTCTCTGCAATAACTGCAGCAGTAGTTACTGAAACAGCGTATCCATCTTTTGGCGAGTTATTCAATTCATTGATTGATACAATACCTTCACCTCCTGGTTTATAAACGCCTACCATTACAATACCTTTATTGGCAGCATACTTTTGTAAATGCCTAAAAGTTTGATCGACGCCTCCACCTGGAGAAAATGGCATTATAACTTGAATGGATTTAGATTTAGGATCAAATGCATTGGCAGACAGAGCCAAGCATAAAACAAATGAAGATAAAACAACTTTTACAATATTCATTATATACCTTTATAAAATATCGGGATGATCGGGACGTTTATCGGTTTACTTGGAACCACGCTCTTTTAAAACCCAGCGTAAATCAGATGGTCTACCATCATTGTTCTGTCTTTCCAGAGTCATTATTTTGTTTCAGCTTCATTGCCCAGCCACGTAATTACACCTTACGGTGGTCCTCCTTTAGTGGCACTCTTTAGTAAGTTCTTTTAAACTTGCTGAAGTCATCCCATTTCTAACACTATTATAGCAGATTCTTAAAGAAAGTCAAACATTTTTTATATGTTCTTACAAAGATGTTTGGTGGACCACCAAACCAGTATCCAGCTTGAATCCAAGCACTAAGAGCAGCTTGACTAAATTCAACTTGAATATAATCACCGTCATCTCTTAGAATACGAGGTTCAACCCCATACTGTCTCATAAGATTTTCATACGCTTGTTTATCTTTAAGTTTGATCCACCACATATATTATCCTTAAGCAGCTTTACGTTCAGACAGAATGTGTTTCATTCTATCAGCACAGTATGATGCAGCGAATGCGTTTGGCTTAACCATTGGCACTACGTTACACATACCACGAATGTAGCCAGTTGCTTCGTTGATAACACAAGAGCTACCGTGCATTTCGTTTGGGTTAATGTCCAAGTGAACTTCAACAATCCTATCTTCTAGCACATCATGCAACTTGTTGTACAACTCTGCAATTTTGTATACTTCATTCATCAAACGCATACGTGGTCTGTTTTTCTTTTGATCCCAGTCACGTTCACGTTGCACTTCACCGAAAATCTTACAACCGTGTTTACCATCAATGTGAACAACAATTGCAAGTGTGTAATCTGCGTACCAATCATTTCCAATATTAAATCGTTCAGAGTCTCCACCAATGTAGATCTTTGTCTCTGGACTTTGGCTTTCAATGAATGCTTTAACTTCATCTATATCGATTTTACGCATGATTACACCTTTTACTTCTCCATTAAAAACTTGGAGCGGGTAAGGAGGCTCGAACTCCTGACATCTTCCTTGGCAAGGAAGTGCTCTACCAACTGAGCTACACCCGCATAACTTGGCATCCCCCCAAGGACTCGAACCCTGACCTAACGGATTTGGAATCCGTGATGCTGCCATTACACCAGAGAGATATTTTACTTTTTACTTAACACTTCTTGAGTCTCTTGATTATTTCTAGTAACCTTTTCTTCAGACTCATCTTTTTTGAGATCGCGACTAAAGATATAATCCCAACGCTTCTCATATTCATCCTGATTAATACTAAATGGTCTAGGAGATGAACCTTTACCACCGTCACTCATCTTACTCATACAATCTACCTTTAATATCTTTTTGTTGAGCTTTACGTTCTGTTTTCCAAAAGAAACGTTTGAAGTCTTTCAAATGTTTCCACCATTGCGGAGACTTAGTCAAATTACCTTGCTTAACATTAGCCATAATACTCTCCTAAAACTTTGGTGCTGATGGCGAGATTTGAACTCACGACCTCTTCCTTACCAAGGAAGTACACTACCACTGTGTTACATCAGCTTTCTTAAAATTGGCTCCCCAGCGTGGGATCGAACCACGGACACCTTGATTAACAGTCAAGTGCAACTACCGCTGTGCTACTAGGGAATAAAACTATGGTGCCCCAAGAGAGACTCGAACTCTCACGCCTTTCGGCACTGGCTTCTAAGACCAGCGTGTCTACCATTCCACCATCGGGGCAAATACATACTACTTATAACTTGGTCTCGATGGCAAGAATCGAACTTGCGCTACATGCTCCCAAAGCACGGGTGATACCATTTCACTACATCGAGATAAAAACTTTTGGTGGTGATGGTTGGATTTGAACCAACGACCATCTCCGTATGAAGGAGGTGCACTACCACTGTGCTACATCACCATTTATAAACACATTTAAACTTTCCTTCAGCGTTTAGTCGCTATCTCCCTTACTAATCGGGCGTAGAGTATGTGCTTATAGATGGTGCCCCTTGACAGAATCGAACTGCCGTAACCTGATTACAAAACAGGTGTAATACCATTATACTAAAAGGGCATAAAATAACAGGTTAACACTAGTTTAAAGTCCTAGCAGACAGCCTTTTTATATTGCTGAACTTAACCTAAAACTGGTTGCGGGTGTAGGATTCGAACCTACTAGGTAGAGCTTATGAGACTTACCGATACCCTGAATACCCGCAATAACTTGGTACCTCGTGACAGTTTCGAACTGCCGACCTTCGCCGTGTAAAAGCACTGCTCTACCACTGAGCTAACGAGGCATAATAAACAACAGGATCCTTATTTTTCAATTACAAGTTGAATTTTTTTGATTTGCTGGACGGATCCTAAAACTGGCGACTCGTGGGAGACTCGAACTCCCGTGATCGGATAGACAATCCGACGTAATAACCCCTATACGAACGAGCCAAAATAAGTATAAGCTACTGGTTTCCATGCCAGCCCTTAATTGAGCAGTTACTCTGTCCATCTCCATTTATTCAAAGTCTGTGTGCAGTTAAGATTCTGCCTATCAGAGCCTGAGTGGGTCGTATACACTCGCTAACGGTCTTCTGCCACCGAACCTCTATCGCTAGTCAAACGCTACTTTAACGAAAGTAGTAACGAGATTTGGTGGAGAATCTTGGAATCGAACCAAGTGTGCCGTAAGGCGACGGATTTACAGTCCGCTGCAGTCACCAATGCTGCTCATTCTCCGAAATTCTGGTACTGCGTATGGGTAACGATCCCATCTAGTCACCTTGAAAGGGTGATGACCTCACCTGAAGTCGAACGCAGTATAGTGGTAGGTTTTTGTATAAGGAAAAACCTACCAAACCTTTTCTAATGCCTCAGGCTTCCGACTTTACGTAAAGACTCAGAGAGGACTTCAGAAACTTTATTATACATCAATAATGATTAAAAGTCAACAACTATCTTGGAGTACGCAACAGGATTCGAACCTGCATGATACGGATTTGCAATCCGCTCCCTAGCCATTCGGGTCATGCGTACATATCTCTGGTGGGCTCCCCGAGAGTCGAACTCGGCACCAATGGATTATGAGTCCACTGCTCTAACCAACATGAGCTAGAAGCCCAACAACTGGTGCGGCATGAGGGAATCGAACCCCCATTCTGGCTTTAGAAGAACCATGTCCTATCCGTTGAACGAATGCCGCAAAACTTTGGTACGAGAGACGGGACTCGAACCCGTAAGCCTTGCGGCGGCAGATTTTAAGTCTGCTGTGTATACCATTCCACCACCCTCGCATTCATAAAACTATTATACCTTATGCAAGAATTAAAGTCAACACCTATCTTTGGTACCCAAGATCGGATTCGAACCGATACGATTCTCCTTTTGAGAGAGACGCCTCATACCAATTGGGCTACTTGGGCATTGGTACCAGTGTAGGGATTCGAACCCTATCAAGAACGCTAATCTGGCGCTAAAAGGTTTATAAAACCTCTCTGACTACCCAGTCTCACTGGCATATTTGGCGGAGGATACAGGAATCGAACCTGTCAGCCCATTTCTGAACGAGAGTTTAGCAAACTCCTGTCGCACCTTGCAACACATCCTCCATATCTCACATCGTTGGTCCATTACCATTACGGAAGCCAATGTCACCACCTTCTTCCTTGATGCGCTTTAACACATCTTCGAATAAGATAGGACGAAAGTCTGTTTGTTCAACACAAACACAATGATAACGAGGATCGATCTTACCATCTATCATCACACGATTTGCATGAGTATGACCATGAATGTTAGTACCGAACCTACCTAACGACTCAGGATGTAACGGGATATGACTTAAGATCATACCGTTCATCACATGATAAGCACGTAACTCTCTAAAGTGTACACGATAGTCTTCATCTTTAAAGATATCGTGGTTACCACGAATTAAAACCTTATCACCGTTTAACCGATGCATGATAGACATTGCCTTGCGGTTGATAACTACATCGCCTAAGTGATAAACCTTATCAGTTGGCTTTACAGTTTCGTTCCACATCTTTACCATGGCTTCATCCATTTCTTCGGCAGAATCCCAAGGTCGTAACTTTGTCACACCATCATTGCGAGTAAACTTGCATACGCCCATGTGACCAAAGTGCGTATCGCTAACTAAAAATACACTTGGCATATACATCTCCTAATAAAAAATACAACAGGTTAGTTTGATTGCCACCGTGGCACATCACCCAAGTCTCTTTCGAGTTTTGGCGGGTAATGCTGGAATCGAACCAGCTAGTTTTGTTTTGCAGAACCTAACCTAAATTTGGCGGAAAGCAGAGGAGTCGAACCCCATCCCATTTCTGAGAACCCAGTTTTCAAGGCTGGTCGCAGGACCAACCCCGCTGCATTACTTTCCATAATTCTTTTACCGACAGGACTTTCACCTGTAATATACTCCTGCATCTCGGAGCCTTGCTTCTGCCTAAGCTGATCAAAGGAATTGCTCCAGCTATTGACGATAAATCTTTGGTGCGCCCTGAGAGAATCGAACTCCCACTCCAACGTTCGTAGCGTTGTGTAATATCCATTTTACTAAAGGCACATAATTGGTGGGGATGACGGGATTCGAACCACGTACAAGAACTTTTACAGAGTTATAGTGTTAGTGTTGCGGAAACAATTCTACATACAGAATTGACTTTTTACTTTGCTATGCTAACCATTACATCACATCCCCAAAATCTTAATGAAACACACTCTCGACGTCAGGGGTCTTTTCATCGTGCTGACTAAGCTACTTCGTTGAGTGAACCGTGGAGTCAATACGCTTCAACAACCAATGATGAATATGCTTCATTAAGATGACTGACAATTTATCACATTGTACGCCATCAGTCAAGGCGAATTTTGGTGGACCGTGGGAGGATCGAACTCCCGACTTCTGCGTGCAAGGCAGATATGTTCCCAATTATACCAACAGCCCATAAACAACAGGATAGTTTTGTCGCTAAGACAACCAAAAAGTTTAGCATTATGTATTGCAGAACCTATCCTAAAACTTGGTTCCCTGTAGAGGTTACGATCCTCTGTCGCTCGATTATCAGTCGAGTGCTCTACCATTGAGCTAACGGGGAATATCTTTCTTGGTACCGAGAGACGGGATCGAACCGCCCACGCACAGATTTTCAGTCTGTCGCTCTACCAACTGAGCTATCTCGGCATAATTGAATTTGTAAGTAGTTCCGCCTCGCTCATTCGGAACCATTTCGCCCAGTATACGTTAGGGTTAGAGGTACATAGTAATAGTTGATACTTGCTAGTGACCATTTTGTCGGACTCGAACCGTTAGCTCATAGAGTTTTCGAGGCTCTACTTTCTCAACATCTACACTTACAAAACTTGGGGTGTCGTATGAGAATTGAACTCATGATGACGGAATCACAATCCGTAGTTTTACCACTAAACTAACAACACCATATAGAAACACACTACTGAAATTGAGTATGAAGGAATCGAACCTTCTTCCACGTTCCACGTACTCGATGCCCGTTTCAGTCAGGCTAATGTGTTTTTATATGGTAGGGGCACAGGGATTCGAACCCTGCCCTGGCAGATTAAAAGTCTGCTGTGCTAAACCGCTGACACTATACCCCCATATGGTCCACTCGCTGAGATTCGAACTCAGACCTCGATGATTAAGAGTCATGTACGCTACCATTAAACGCCACGAGTGGTTGTACGTATTGAATTGATTTTACGTGCCAACTAAGACCATACGGGGGATCTTAGAGACACTAACGTTTACCTGAACGTTTCATGCTACTCTCCTTTTGTTAAACTCACGAAATAGTGAACAGGATTTGCACCTGTGCCCGCAGCCAACGACTGCACTCTCCTACTAAGCTATCACCATATTGAAACACACTGAGCACGGCTTTGCCACCCACATGTTTTCAGCGCCACATGATCAGGTATCCGTGTACCGAGTTGCGTTATGAATGTGTTTCAATATGGCACCCGAGGTAGGAATCGAACCTACAATAACAGAGTCAAAGTCTGGTGTGTTACCACTACACTACTCGGGAACATAAGACTGACCACCGAAGTAGTCAGTCTTTTAAATTGGTACGCAGATTTTTAAAGATCTAAAGTTAAGTAGACGATGCCACTCAACCAGAACACTTATTATACAGTAAAGAACAATAAGAGTCAACAACTTTCTGAAAGACCCTACTTTTCAGTAGGGATTGCTAAGAAGTAACCTTCTCAACATCAGAACACTTATTATACAGTAAAGAACAATAAGAGTCAACACTTTTCAGAAAGACCCTACAAAATAGTAGGGATAAAAACAAAAAACCCTCGGAGCTTTCACTTCGAGGGTTTTGGTAAAGAGACTAAGTTCTCTTATTTCTTCTTACCAAAACCCTTCGTATCCTCAATCGCATAGCCAAATGATGGGCGTGTGCTATTCCATACGGCTACTATCGGTAGCTGTTTTCTTAAACTGGAATGGCAAGATTGCGATGTCATTGAAAGTAGTTTCCTTGTTTCGGTAAGATAATTCTTACCTTCTATTTAGTATAATTTTAGCGTAGTTTTGAATTAAAGTCAATCTTTTTTTGATTTTTCTGCAAGTTCTTTGTAGCCACGCCCAGTAGGATGAATGCCATCAGCACTCATGTGTTCTTTTGGTCTAGGCAAAACTGTGTCACCGTACTCTTTTGCAATGCGCATTATAGCATCATGAGGAATAGGTTTACGATCTTGTCCAGGATCAATCCAGAACACACGATCTGCCTTTACAGCTTCTCGCATCTTTCGAAGTTCATGTTCTGTCTTTACACCTTTGTGATCATTGGCACCAAGACTGATGATTAAAGTTCTAGCAGGTTGACTAGATGCTTTGGACAAATAATCTTTGTTCCATTGCCAGCTGTTCCAACCACCACGAGAATAACTTACGCATTCTTTACGAGCCATTGAAGTTCCAACAGCAATGCTATCACCAATAATCAAACATTCAAGC